TCGTTTTCATAACGCTTGTACTCAAGACCGAATAAAGCGTTAAGACCTGGTTCTAGTTCTTTAACTAGTTGTGAACGTGTAATAGCCATTATGCAGCTCCTGCAGTAGGACCACGATACAGATGCTCATTGATCATAACAATCAGATCAGCATTCGCGGCGGTTAAATCATCGTTGCTTGGATCAGCGGTAACACCAATTACTTTTACGTTGAGTGCAGATGTTGCAGCCAAAGTACCGGTGCTAAGTTCTAAGCCAGAAACGCCTGTTGTAGTATTACCTGCAACTGTCTGTACTAAATCAGCATTGCGGCCGATAGCGGTTACGCCAGCGACGCCAGAGGCTTGTACAAGAAACTGTGCCATAGGATCGTCAACAATAAAAGCTACGATATTGTCAGCAGCGATGCCGCCTGGATAGAAGTTTTTAAAAGTTGTTTTGTTTGTGGTTGGGTCAGTGTACTGACAACCCAAGAACACGCCAAGAATATTAGCGTCACCTGGGGTATGTTTAATAATAAAACCAGTAGAAGCGGAACCGCCGCCACCAGTAGTACTAAAAGTTACGGTATCACCCTGAAAGATTGCAGTTGCAGTGCCACTAGCGATTTTGTACTGAGTATTACCATCGCTGTTGTAGTTACTACCAACTTTACCTAGAGGACGAAGACCAAACGCTTTGTTTACGTTTGACATTTTTTTTCTCCAAAATTAAATTAATTAGCCTTCACTCTTCGAGTTAGGGCCACCAAAAGAAACACGAGTATTACGCTCGGGCTGCTGAAAACGCATTGATGAATGCGCATTCTCTTTCATCATATTGTTGTCTACTGCTTCGATCTGGTCCCGTGCACGCTGGCGATAGTAGCTATCGCGCTCTTTGACAGTTTCCTCGGGGATTTTAGCTAAGAGCAAGCCACCGACTCCGATGACTCCCTTATTCCGGCCTTCGTCAACAGCAGGCATTGTGTCACGATACTCTTCTGGAAGCTCTTCTTGGCGAACCAATTCATAGCCTTCACGAAGTTTCGTGTAAACGTTCTGTCTGTCATCAAAGCCCTGAATTTCAGAGCGAATCCAACGATATTTGTAACCATCCGGTGCGGGAGGAGCGTCCAAACGGGAAGGAGGCGCCCATGGCTTACGTTGCGCAGTTTTTGCACGTGTTTCAGAAGTGCGTGAGCTACGATTAAATTTGACGTTGTCATTCATGGTTTTATTCCTTTACGTATTTGGCATATTCCTCAAGGGGAACACCAAGTTTTTTAGCAATAGCGACTTGACTAGGAGACAGTCTTACGCTGCGGCGTGCATTTGTATTTACTCCCGATGACCGGGCTGCAGGTGCAACGGCTTGCACGGATTGCCGTTGTTGCCTGTTAGGTTGTGCAGCGAACTTCTGGGGAAACTGCGCCCGAATTCGCCGATTTAACTCATCATAATACTCATCTGACGATCCGTCAAATCCTTCTACTTCACGGAGCTGTTTGTCAATACCCCAAGCAGCGTACGTCATAGTCGTATCTTGACCAAACCACTCATTGTCTTCCGCCCATGTCTCGGCTTTGGGGTCAACCCGGTTAGCCTGCTGGGTAGGGGCTTGGTATTGTTGCGCTGGCGGCTGATACTGCTGTTGCTGCGCAGGCTGCTGCGCGCCGCTGTCTAAATACCTAGCAAGTTCCCGCTGCTCTAGAGCAAGGGAGGCCAAACGCTCTTGTGCTTCGGTTTCTGTATCAATGTCACCTTCCTCACGCGCCCGCTTGATAATTTGGCGGATTGTCATGAGTTGGGTATCAACACGGCCTTTTGCCTCGGTTACACGGCCGTAGTCTGATTCAACTACCCGTTGCTGGGCGTGTTGGACTTGGGCTTGTACCCCGCGGGCGTATTCAATAGCCGCCTGCTCACGCCGTTCTGCTTCACGCAGCTTGGAAGTAAGCTTGTCAATGCGGTTTTTGACCTTATCGCTGTAGTCTTTTAACTCTTCAGCTTGTTCGTTAACTGGCTTAGGCTCAGCTAGTGCGGGCTTGTCAGTATCAATTTGAGTAGTTTCCTCAATGATTTCCGCCTTACCGCTCTCGTCATCTATATCAACTTGGACTTCAGGGGCATTATCTGCACCTACTTCGATGTCATAGGTTGGGTTTTCAGTTATTTGTCCCATTACTTCTCCTTACATGTGCAAAATATCTTCAGGGTTATTGATAACAGCAACGATTTCGTCGTCATTTAAGATTCGGATTTCGCCTTCGTCGATTCCAATACGAGAACCAGCGTAACGGGTAAAAACTACCCAGTCACCCTCCGCGCACCAAGCGCCGGTAGGAAACTTGTCCTCATCTTTATATGCCAAAGGACCCATTTTCAAGACATAGCCACATACTGTGGTTACCTGTGTCTGTTTTTTGGTTTCTTCAACAAATAAGATTCCGCCTTTAGATTTAGTTGTGCCCCGGTAAGGTAGGACGGCAATGCGCCATCCAGTAGGGGTTGGGATACGACCCAGGACAGCTTCTTCCAGCTTGTCGGGGTCTAATTGACCATCTTCGTTATAGGCATCTTCGAGTTCAGGACCTCTAGCGGCCTTCTCTTCTGCCCATTTTTGCTCTAATGCAGTCATTTCCATGCGGTTTTCTCCTTGGGGTTAATCGTAGTTTTGTTTTTTAAGCATATCGCTAACGATCTGCTCAACAAAAGTGAAACCCTCAAGCCTACCCATCATCTGGCGGTATTGTTCCATATTCTTCATGGACCCCGAGATCACGAGTTGTTCCGTATCCTGCCGCATTCGGCGAATTTCGTAAAGCAAGTCTTCAGTAAACTTGAGCATGGTTCCTACCATGTTGCAAGAGGACTTGTAGCCCCTCTTGATAGCTGTTGGCTATGATTATACACAGCCTGATACAAAAATCTAATTAATAATTTCCTACTGGCAAGTTACCGTCACGACGGAAGGACACACGGCCTCCGCGTTTCTTAATCTTGTTTTCCTGAGAAGCGACCATAGAAGCCGGAGCCTGGGACCTCTTTGCCGACGTGCTGCGCATCTCGCCGCCTTTTGCTTTCTTTTGTACGCCTGCCTTGTTAAGCGAGATGGCAACTGCCTGTTTGACCGCAGCCGCTTTAGAATCAGGCTTAGACGTACCGATGCGGCCACTAGTCTTGTATCCACCTACAATCTCCTTAATATTTCCGCTAATTACCTTGCTGCTTTTACCTGGTTTGATTGGCATTTTGAGCTCCTCTTTGCATGGCTGCCATTAAACGTTCATTGGCAATTTTTTCATTAGATTGTATTTTCATCAAGTCAATCTGATCTTGTTTTTGCTTGTCTGCTATCTCAGCCTGCAAGCGTGCTTGTGCTTCTGCTGCCTTTGCCTGGTCACGCTGCCCTGATTGCTGGATTTCAGCTTTCTTAAGCTCGACTAATGGATCGGTTTGGTCACCAATCAGTTCGTTCTGTACTTTGCGTACTTCCTGGAGGTTTTCTACAATCTTTAAGGCAACCATACCTTCGCGCTGCAGGTCAGACACCATGCTTCCGGGGTCCGTGCCGTATGCCTTGAACAGTTCGACCTCGACATCCTCTTCTGCTTTGATTTTGCAGTGCTCTAGAATGTGCTTTTGCAGTTCCATGGCCGACAGTGGGTTTGATTGCAGGAGAGGCGAGATACCTTGGATCAAGTGGCTCATGATATGAGCGTCGTGCTGCTGTCCAGGGAATGCCTTGAGCTTTACACCGTCCATAACGTCGCCGTTTTCCGATGCAGGGTCTTTTGGCAGGTCTGGATTCTGTGGTTTTAGAATTGCGTCGATGTTCTTGGTTCCCAGCGCTTCATAAATGCGGCGGTAGGCCTCATACATATTGTGCATCTGCGGAGCCGCCTGCGCGATCTGGAGCTGCGTTTGAGCCAAGGTGATACGCTGGGCTGACGAGAAGATATTAGGGTCTGCAACAGGCTGTACGTCAACGCTACCGTCAAAGTCGCTGCGCTTGATCTTACGCGAGGCGCCTGGAACGTCGTATGGGTACTCTTCTGGCAAAGATTCGCCAAAGCCATCCGCCAATAAACGGAACTCCAGCTTCTGAGCGTAGTGCATCCGCTTGTGGATAGCGGACATGATGTTTGCACCCTTTTCCAGGAGTGCAATAGTTGTACCAACCGCCGCATTTTGGTTACCGTCGCCCACTTGCATATCGGCAATGGACGCCAAGCGTTTACCTGCCTCTACGCAGAAGCCAAGTAGGGTAAATAAGGTCTGGCTTGGCTCTTTGTACGGCAATGGAAGCATCGACCCCTGCAGGTCAGCACCACCAACATCAATGTCCCGCCACTCGCCGGGCTGCAACGGTACGTCGTCGTTTGCAATGCGAGCGCCTTTGGCTTTAAAACCTGCAGGTAGATTAGCTAGGGTTCCCGCATCAATCAACTGACGCATGGAAGACGTAGCAGTACGGGTCAAGCCGCCGATAAGGTGTACAAAGCCAAGACCATAGGCTCCAGGGCCTTCGACTAGGACGTAATGTACAAAATACTCTTTACGGCACTTGTAATCTTCTTTCATTTTCCAATTACGACGGATACCAACCACTTGATTGGTGCTTTCCTCGATCGTAATGACGTATGGCAGCGCAACACCAGTCTCTTCGCCGTCTTCGTCCTTGTCTTCAAAGCCTTTTAAGTCCCAGTTAACGTGGAACTCATACAAAAAGATTTCTTCTGGCTCGCCAGAAGCCACAAGACCGACTAATTTGTCTACGCTGTCCTGAATGACGTTGCCTACGTCCGAGCCATAGCCCGCTTCAACGTCTACATCACGGTAAAAGCCAATATTGACAAGCTTGCGGTACTCGTTTGCGTCCATTGGGACACGGTGAGTAATGCGTGGGCACTTCGACATGATCGAAGAGCCGTTGTAGGGAATAAACAAGTCATCTGGCAGCACTAATTTGCTTACCATCTTGTTTGTTTGTGGGTCTTCGTACACTTTTTTGAACGCAGAGCCACCGTAACCTGCATAAAACAACAGTTGATCGAACTCAGGAGTGTAATCCGCCATGTCGGTAGTGAGTTCGTAGTTCATAAACTCTTTGACACGCTCGGCTTTGGCTAATTTTTCCCGTGTTTCCTTGCCCAGTACCTGTGTTTTAACAGGGCCTTCGGATGGCATAAGTTCTTTGAACGCTTGTGCTTGGAATTGAACGATTGCTTCGGTCAACATCGGGTGCGCTGTGCCACATGCGCCCTTAAATGGTTTTGTACGTTCTTCGTAAGAGAAGCCAAGTAGGTCTAAACCCTTAGAATACTGGTTTTCCCACTCCCCGCGGCTTGCTTTATCGGCATCTAACAACGCCATAAGCTCCGAGGCTATCGGCCCGAGCTCACTTGGGTCAACTACTTCAGCTAAATTGGCATCAAAAGGTACCTCTTCATGGTCGTCTTCGCCCATTTCAACGGTAACGCCGCCATCGTCTTCCAAAATAATCTCGATATCGCCCTCTGGCTCCTTCTTTTCTGTCTCAAGGAGCTCGATGTCGATCATTTCGTCGTCTTCGGGGCGGTTTTTTTCAATTGCCATGTGTGTTCCTAATTAGTTTTTTCCACTAAACCACCTTTTGCATACGGAATACCGTACTGTAAAATGCCATTTCTTACTTTATTTGGAAGATTTATAACATATGGGTTCATCATTATAGTTAAAAACTCGGACCTTTCCAAAGGAATGTCATTGTAGTAAAGCACTTCTTTACCTGTATCTACTTCATCATTATATCGAGCAAGAACTTTTTCTTTTAATTTATCTCGATCATATACTTTTTCTGCGTCAATTTTGCCCAATAAAGATTGATCTAAGTTCATATCTTTTAGTGCAGCCTTGACCTGCTTTTGAATATTAACGTAAAGATCAGGTCTATTGGACATCATCCCCGGCAAAACTATTCCGTCTTTTCCTAGTTTAGCTGCGGCGTATATAGCGTTTTTAATTAAGTTCTGGGTAACTACTTCTGGGCGTTTTTCCATATTTGGGAACATCTCAATGGCCTCCGCCTCGGGTGACGCCTTGCCAGTTGGGGAAGCTCTGTTTTGTTTTAAATTTCTACGAAGGTCAGACTGGAACTCGCTTATGCCCATAAGGTTTTTACCGCCTACGTCTAAATCAACGTAACGAGAGAAACCTAGTGCGTTGGCTCCCTGAAACTCATGGGAAGGTCTTCCTGAAAAAAACTTGTGTTCCGGTGGCGCAAGCTCTTGGATAAAACGATTTAAATGAATTTTGGTTAGCTCTGCTTCTTGTGCACCGTTCCGCCTTGCTTGAAAAAGTGCTGCACTAATTTGTTTCTCAACTTGCTCTGGTCTTAGCAAAGTAGTGTCTATGCCCAAACCTTCTGCAATTTTATCTAGTGTACTAATTTGTTGCGGCAGGCTCATGCCCGACTTTTCTGCTTCGTACCTAGAAAACAAATTATCTGACTGTTTTGCATTTGCTAATCTTCTAGTGCTATCAGCAAAATTTTCAAATAAACCCGCCATTTGTGCTTTTTGAATTGGAATCAAAGACAAGTTTTCAACATAGTTTTTAATATTAGCTAAGTTACCTGGAGCTGTTTTTAAATCTACTCCGGATAAATAATTATCTAAAGCTTTAGAGTGGGAAGCGATAGATTCTAGCGTTCCCTCTAAGCGTAACTGGCCTACATCTTGTGCTGGTTTTTTAGCAACAATTACCCCGGTAGATTTTAAATTCTCCGCTCCAACATAGGGTAGGTCATCGCCAGGGTAAGTTTGTAAATAAGGGTTGCCCCGAATAGGTTCGTTGGGTTTGGTAATTTCCAAAGAAAACTGCTTTGGGCTATATTTATTATTTACTGCTGTTAGTATCTCTTGTTTTGTAAGGCGCTTTTGTTCCATTAAAGGAGCAACTGCTTGCGTCAAGCGATCAGCGTCTTGTCCGGGAAGATTCTTTTTTGCCCAGCCCATTAGTTGCTGCGGGGTAAATATATCTTGGGGAGTATCAAACAAAGTTTGTTCGAGCCTTCCTACAAAAGGAGACGACTCCGATGGCCTGACCATAGATGCGTCTAGTTCCTGTAATTGTGTTTTTGCGTTCTTTGGAACTGCAAAGCTAGGTTCTAGGTTTGTAGCTCTTGCCACACTTTGGGCTACCTTCGAGCCGCCTTGTCCTGTAGCCGCCATACTTAAATCTTCCAGCGCTGCTTTGGCTGTGCCCTTAACGGCACTACCCGCCGCTGCAATAGCGCGTGGTCCGGCAGTAGGACTTAAAATTCCCATTCCCATGCGTGTTAAAGATTCTGTGGTTGATCCCGTCGGTTCGTCGGCAACTCCTAGCTCTCGAGACTTTTGAATCAGATAGTCGCTGCCACCTACAGGCTTTTCCGTTGCAAGCTTACTGCCGGTGACGTAGTCTACACCTTTTAGGCCCAGATTGATAATGTCTAC